CAGGTACATCCGGTTGTCGCTGTCGATCCCGACGACGACGTGCACCGTGTAGTCACCACCCTTCGACGTGACAGCGTAATCCGAAGCCCCGTAGATCCGCAGCGACGTGCGCGGCGGGAGCGTCGTGACCGGTCGGAGCCAGTCACGCTGGAAATAATCGCCCGTGTCCGGCGTCGGCTCCTGCTGGTAGAGCGCCGACCAATCGCGGGTGCCGACCGCCTGCCGGATCTTCTCCAGCCGCTCGATCGGGTACTGCTCCGGCCAGAGCGCCTTTCCGTCCTTGCTGATGGCCGGGAGATAGAGGGTATCCCAGCCCTCGTGCGCGTGCTCCCGGAGCAGCCAGCCCGACAGATCATCCTCGTGCCAGCGCGTCTGGATGACCACGATGCGACCGCCCGGCATCAACCGGGTGTAGGCCGTCGAGGTGTACCAGTCGCGCATCTTGCGCCGGATGGTCTCGCTGTCCGCCTCCTGCCGGTTCTTCACCGGATCGTCGATCAGAAGCAGGTGGGCGCCGCGTCCGGTGAGCGGGCCGCCGACACCAACCGCGAAGTAGGCGCCCGACTGCGTGGTGCTAAGCGTGTCGCTCGGCCCCTCCACGTGGAAGCGCTTAACCGCTTGGCTGTCTGCCTTGAGCGTCACGCCCGGGAAAATCCCGCCGAAGCTGTCGTCCGCGATCTGGTTCTTGACCTTGCGGCCGAAGTCGTCGGCGAGATCCTGCGCGTAGGTCGCGGCCACCACGTAGTGGCCGGGGTTGCGCCCCAGATACCAAGCCGGGAAGAACTCGCTCGCGAGCATCGACTTCCCGTGCCTCGGCGGCATCGAGATCATGAGGCGGTCGATCTCGCCGCGTTCAACGGCCTCAAGCTTCCGGGCAATCGCTCGATGGTGCGCCGCGTCCCGATAGCCCGGCCACTGGTAGGCGGCGTAGGCAATCAGGCGCGCGTAGGCGAAATCCTCAGGCGTCGGCACGGAGCGCGGCGGCGACGGCGGCGTCGCGCTGTTCCTTGGTGCCGACATCCAGGCTGCCGCTCACGTTGTTGTCGAGGACGCGTCGGTTCGAGAAGGCGTCGCCGCATTCCTTGGCGACTTGCTCGAGCAGCGAGGCCACCAACACCGCGTTGCCGCGGCCTTCCGCCTTCTCGATCAGCCGGGCGAGCGTGCGCAGGCGGACGACCTTGTGCGTCACGCCGATCGACGCCGTGTCCGCGATGAAGGTCTCGCGGGTGGCCGCGAAAAGCTCCCGAAATTCCTGCGACAGCGCCGCGCCGGCCCGCTTGCCCGGGTCGTAGGCTTCAACGGACTGCCGGCTCACCTCGATGCCGAACTCGTCCTTGACCGAGCGCGCGACCTCAGAGGGGGTCTCGAACATCGCAAGCTGTTGAACGACGAAGCGTTTCACCTCGTCGGAGAGCATCTGCTGCGCCATGGCGGTCGTCAGGGTCCGGTCAATCCGCGCCCGCAGGTGCCGCAGGCGCCGACGATGTCAGCCTCGCAGATGATCGGAGCCCGCCCGGCCGCCTCGACGAGGGCACGCGTCCGACCCGCGCCGTTGCCGGCGCCGTACCGCTCCACGATGCCGACGAACTCCTCGACGTCGTGGCCGCGGATGCCGAATACCGGACGGCCCGTCGTCTTGCTGAAGCGCGGCGCGCCCCAGGCATCCTTCTTCTGGCCCGCGTGCAGCAGCTCGTGCTCGACCAGCGCGCAGAACGCGGCGTCGGAGCACTGGTCCGCGTACCCGGCATCGAAGGTGAGCAGGAAGTCCGGGATCTCGCCGAACCACCCGCCGATCTGTTGCGCCCACCGAGCCTTGGCCCAGCGGTTGCCGATGAAGGTCGCCTCCTCGCACATCCCGACGACGGCGTTGCCCTGCCGCTCGTTCGGGATCGCGCACCAGAGGACGCCGAGGCGGGCATCCCGCAGGTGCAGGTGCTCCTCGTTGAGGAGCGGGGCGTCCTCGTCGATGAAGGTGGCCCGCATCCAGGCCTCCAGATCGTGCGCCGGCTCCACCGGGTACGCGGTCAGCGCACCCTCTTGGCCGAGCAGCCGCTCCGGAGGCCGCGGGCGGGTCAGCATCAGCCCTTCCGCCGCTCGCAGACGATCTTGTGCCGCTCGCCCGGGGCGAGGCCGAGATGCGTCGCCAGGACCTCGCCGACCTTGAGGCAGTCGAAGGGTCCGGCGGGCTGCACGAGCATGTCGGTCGCGTTCTCGCGCGAGCAGTCGGGCGCCTCGATGCCGACCGGGCAGGCAAGGGCGACGGCGAGGAAGCCGTCGGCGGCGATCGACGGACGCGGGGCCGCGAGCAGCACGGCCAGCGGCACCACGCCGAACAGGATCCACAGCGGGTCGAGCCGCGGCGGGCGGGGATCGGCGGTGCGGGTCATGAGAAGAAGATCGCCGTACGGAGCGCTAAACGCGCAGCCTCGTCATCCCCCGACGACGAGGGGCGAGGCGGCGGGGCATCATGCGAGGGCATGCGCTCCACCTGCCCGACGTACAGGAGGTTCGCGAGGTAGGAGCGACGGGACCGGCCCGGCGCGTAAAACTCCCAAGCCAGCCCATCGCGATCGCGCCAGAAATAGTGCAGGCGCCCGGCCCGGTTCCGCATCGCGCGGGTCCGGACGTGGCCGCGTAGGAGCGCCACGGCGAGGCAGTTGGCCGGGAAGCGCATCAGTGCACCTTGTCCATGGACGTCGGCAGGGTCGGCGTCAGGAAGATCTCGGTCCCGTCCGGCAGGACATGCACCGCGAGATCGCGCTCGGCGCGAACGGCGACACACCGACGACGAGGCAGCGCAGCCACGGCCACGCCGGCCAGGACGAGAAGGGCGACGACGCGCGGCATCAGCGTCCGCACCCGTTGCTGAGCACGCGACCGGCGCGGATCACGCGCGGCGCATCGGCGGCGGGCTGGGTCGGCGCGGGCGCGAGGAGCCGGCGCAGCAGGGCGATGTACTTCACAGCCGGATCCTCGTGAGAACGGCCCGGCGCACCTCGGCCGCATCGGCATCGACGTCGTCGGCAGGGGTGGTGACGAGCACGGGCGTCGCCGTCGGCAGCCCGCAGTCCTTCATCAGGGCACGGACCCGATCGACTTCGCGGCGGATGGCACCGGGATCGCGGCGATGCGCGCCATAGGCCGAGGCCGCCGGGTCGAGACGGCCGAGGCAGACCGCCTCGTCGTAGGGTGACGGGAGACGGTCGTTCATCCGACGATGGCCTCGTGTGAGCCGGGCTGGAGCACGTGCGTCTCGGCCCCGTTCCAGCGGAACAGGTACTCGACGGCGCCGCGGTATTTCGGGTTGTCGAGCAGGTACGAGACCGAGGAGACCTGCCACGCGCCGCCGGAGGGCGACGGGATGCGGTCCGCGTTCAGCCCGTCTGCGATGGCCTGGAGCGTCCGGCGCTGCCGGCGCTCGCGGTAGATGCGCCGGACGACCTTCGCTTGGTCCTCGACCACGCGGAGCCCGCCCTGCAGATCCTTCTCGTAGCCGTAGGGCGCTTTGCCCCCGGCGAAACCGCCCTTGCCGGCCTTGGCCAACCGACCGCCGGCCGTCCGGTCCCGGATCACGAAGCGCTCGTTCTCCGCCATGCCGGCGAAGATCGCGAAGAAGGTCCGGCCCATCGGGTTGGACGTGTCGATCACCGATTCCGTGACCGACCGGAAGGCGACCTCGTGTTGCTCGGCCAGATCCGAGACCGTCGTCATCGCGTGGCGGATGTCTCGGGAGAGCCGGTCAATCTTGGCGACGAGGAGCACGTCGAGCGCGCCGGCCTCCGCCAGGGCGACTACCTGACCGAACGCGGGGCGCTCGGCCGGCTTCGTCGCGCCGGAGACGCCCGCATCGGTCAGGACCTCGACGAGCTCGTAACCCTGGCTTTCGGCGAAGGCGCGGACCGCCTTTTCCTGCGTATCGAGCCCATGGCCGGTGGCCGCCTGCTCTTCCGTCGAAACCCGGAGGTATCCGACGGCCCGCGGCGCCCGTGCCGCCTTCGTCTCCTGTAGGACTTTCGTCCGGGCTCGCAGGCGGCCCAAGCGCTTTGAGCCTGTGACCACTTGCAAGCCTATGATTTTGCTGCGCTTTTCGGCTTACTCTGAGGCGATTTTAGAGTGATTTTCAAGAAGTCAGGAGACCTTGGAAATCGCTATCTTGGAAGCTTCCTTGGATGGCGCGGCGACCATCCAAGAGAACGGGTGTCGCCGTTGGATCAGCCCGCCTTCCGGGCCCGCGGCATCCGAAGCTGCACGTCGAACGACCGCCCGCCGAAGGTGCGCCGGCCGGTGCCGAGGCTCAGCATTTCGGGCAAGCCGATCTCACGCCGGAGCTTCCGCACCAGCGAGCGGACCCGCTTGCAGTGCGCGTCCTTCGCCTCGAGGTAATCGGCTTGGTCGGTGAAGCGCCGACGGCAGAAGGCCTCGGCCTCCTGCTCGATCGCCGTTGCGGTGGCGTGCGCGCTCATCGGGGGCCGATCATGGCACAAGGGTCCGCCCGCGTCTGCCGTGGCAACGCTTTGGCCGGTGGGCGGTTCGCGATGTGATGGAGGGGAGCGGACAGCAAAACGCCCGGCGGCGGTGAGGCCCCGGGCGCGCGTCTCTCGACGGATAGTTGAATGGCGGGTTTCGCCCCCGGGGTCAAGCGGGCTCCCGTGTCGCCCGGATGTGCTGCCCCTCGGCGCCCGACGCGGTGTGCAGGTGGTCCGCGACCTCGTTCAGCAGCCAGCGAAACCGCTCGCCGATCCGAGCCGCCCCACGCTCGCCGCCGCCGACCGTGCAGGCCGCATAGGTGCCGAAGGTGTGCCCTTCCACGAGGATGGCGCGGAGGAGACGGAGGCCGACCATGCCGACGACGCTGCCGATCTTGGCGTTCAAATCAGCGATCGCCCGGGCCCGGAACGTCTCGCGGAGCATCCCCATCTCGCGCGCCGGGAGCGGGCCGTCATCACCGCCGGCGGAGATCACGACGCCGAGGCGGGCGAAGGTGTCCATGCGCCGATCACCGTCATGCCGTCCGGTCCACGCATCCTGAAGCATGCGCCCGATCGCGAACTCGACGTCCGAGATCCGCTGCGGGCGGGCCGAGTGCTCCATGGTCAGCACGTCGAGCTGCCGGTTGACCTGCACCTCGATGAACTTGCCGAGCGTGGTCGGGTCGGTGACGAGGCGGCGCCCGATCTTAATCGCAGCATCGCGCTCGGTGTGGGGGTTCTTGTGCAGCAGGCGCGCCCGACGTCGCTCGGTGACGGTCGGCGGCTTGCGGCGGGAGCGATCGTCGGCGGCCCTGCGCTGAATGCGGTCGATCACCGCCACGCAGGCGGAGCGGTCGGCAGCATCGGCCGCCTCGGCGGCTTGCGCGAGCTTCGCGCCGAGGGCGGCGCGTTCGGCCTTCGCCGCGGCACGCTCTTCGGCCTTGGCCTTGATCAATGCGCGGCGATCGGTCGAGGCCGGCCGGCTCTTGGTGTCGGTGGGGACAGTGGTAGACGAAGCGGCGACGGACACGAGCCTGACCTCGGGTAGAGCGCGACCGTTCTGGGCGCTCGGCAAGATCATGGGTCGATTGTCCGCTTCCTCACAGTCAAGAGGAATAATTGCGGCGCGTCACTGCTTCAGGTGGTGTTCTTGGCCGCGGCGATACGCTCGCAGGCCTTGATGCGGCGGCGGTCGAAGGTGGCGCGCGACCATCGGGTGCGCCGGCAGAACTCGGCGATCGATCCGCCGACCTCGCCGTGCGTGGCCATCGAGCGGGCCCAGACGAGCACGGCCTGCCGGTCGTCGCTCTTGTCGCCGAGCACGGTGCCGGAGAACGCGACGATATCGAAGGTCGCATCCGGCACGTCGCTGGCCGCGGCCTGGAGGGTGTTGCCGCGCGGGGCGAAGATCGGGGTGAACGGCATGGCCCGGAAGGCAGCCTTGAGCCACAGCTC